AATGAATTGGAGTCTGTTTTTGTAATTGTAATTTGATCAAGAGCATCGTCAAGCATTGACGCAGCAGATTGGTACACCGAATATTCAGTATTGTTAACGGTATTCACCAGCAATGTTTTGAATGTGATATACTCTCTGCTGTTGAACAGTAACGCATTGAACAGATTGTGATTCTGTTTACGCAGAAAAGCGGCCGGCAACACAAGTGCAGCACTATTTTGAATGATGCTGTTGCCGTACGGGACTACATTGCCCAAGTCTCTGTAGTTATTTGAACCAAACATTGTACCAGACATGTCAGCATTATTTTGGAATATGCTTTGATATTGTCTGCGAATGTCACCGATGTTGACTTTAGTGATATCTTCGTTCAACGGATTGTTATTTAAATTGGTTGGTATCCCGTAGTACGCGGTGCTACTTACTTGATCGCTCAACAACAATATTTGTATGACCGTATCTGTAGTTTGATCAGGAACAGTAAATGAAACAATCGTAGTAGTGTCAGTCGTTGTATAAGAATAATCACTAGTTGATTGTAATACATTGTTGACATACAACTGAATAGCTGGCCAATTACTGCCGTCGCTGTTCAATGCTACATCACAAGTGAATGTGCTAGTTGGGGCAGCAGCCAGAAACTGAAATTCAAATATCTGATATTGAACACTCGGAGACACTGCCGTTTGCCAACCTAATTGGCGTACATGTTCAGTCAATGAACTATAATTGTAAACATAACCCGTGTTAATACTCTTTGTAATAGGATTTGAACCCTCAACATAAGTAAAGGTGTCTGAATTAAGAGAAACATCAAAACTGATATCACCCACATTATTAACAGAACTATAACTAAGAGGGAAGCCAAGCACAATATCATCAAGCCCTGACCCTATTCCATATGCGAACAATTTTGTTCCAACGAATGACGTACCAACGTAATAGTCCGAGTTACCAAAACTGATACCATTTGTGTCAAACATGTCAAACAACGGAGGCTGATTAACTGTTATCTTTTGTTGTGCCTCTATCCATTGATCACCGTCGAAATAAAAGTTTTTGCCGGTGTTAGCATATCCTCTGAAACAAACTGTCTGATTATCTGCCAATACTTGTCCGTCATCTGCCTCAGTTAAGGTTATAATTGGAGTTGAAGTTGGGGTGATTGAGGAGAAACGAGAAACGTAAATCTTGTTTCTGACTTCAACGTTGTTATCAGCCGCGAAAATTACTCTGGAACCCTCAAACAACGCAAAATTGTCGTTAGTTGTGTCTGAAGCAACTAAAGCAGTTCCTGATATGGATCCAAATGATGTAGGGGTATCCCATGCTACTGTCATCGTTATTGGCGATGATCCTGCCATAGCCATTATCTGAGCATTTCTTGGCAGCAAATTAGAAGAATCAGTAATGTACTGGCCAACTTGGAAAGCCCCTGTTATAATATCATACTCATATACCTCTACCGCCGTAGACATAGTAATTCCATAACCAGTACCCGTAACAGCAGCATTACATAATATTATTTGATTTAGAGAGTAAGTTATACCAGTTGTCCCCGCAACCGCATTCCAATCAGTATCTCCCAATGTGCTTATGAGGTAATACGTTCCCTCTACCATATATGATGAAAGCACGGGTATAGTATCAACTCCTGCCATCGATGGTCCACGATATGTAGCAACTTCAATATCAGGGTAATATTGTTGTTGACCCGCTACCCAAGAAAAGGCATCGGTCATTTTGAAATCTATAAAGTCAACCGGCGCCTTACCTACAACACCGGAATCGAACATTCGAAGATTCGGATAAAATTCAATGATAGGACGCTTTGCTTTATTTTCAGCAGTCGCATATAGACTCACTAAATTTGGATTTTTATTGTAAGTTGCTGTTGCGTTAATAACATCGATGTGAAACCATCGGTTGCTTCTAGACCATGCATTTCTGTTAATAGCGTTTCTGGCAATTGTAATATAGTCAGGGGTAACAGGAATATAAAGACTGCTATCGTAGTTGCCTATGTCATAGGCGAGGGTATCGAAGGGGATTTCAACACCCGATTCACTAAATAACTCAGGTGAAATCAAATCGGCAACAGGTACTAGTTCAATAGCAGTGCCGACACCCTCAACGTAATACGGAACATTTTTATAACTAGTCGGGTATACATCGCCAGAGAACACAACCTGCAAACCATTAGTGAATACTACACCGGCAGAGGAAGTGAATGTCTTTTTTCCCAAGACCTCAGTAAGAATGTTAAGCGTGTTAGTAATATTACTATCAACAATTTTAATTTGTCCTACTTTGTTTGCTGATGTGCCGTCTTGGTAATAAAGCGTATCCATGATCGCACTAAGATACGGGATTATTGTTATCGTTCCGGATGTGTTTCTATAAAAATTTCTGCCTCCCCATTCAACGCCATATGACGCAGTAATTTTTTGATTGGAGGGGATTGAGCCGCTTTCAATTAATCTTATTACCTGACTACCTGCTTCACCTTCATATGAAATAGTGTAGAATGTTGCGCTTACATCAGTGTAGTATCCACCCTCATAGCTACCAAACCCGTCGATTAGGGCAGGATCAATTTGATCAAATGTAGTTGTGTCGTAGAAAGTGGAGATGAATCCTTGTTCACCGACAACACCAGTATCATAAAACATCACAGTTAAACCATTCAATGCAGTAATGCCGTCGATGCCGCCCAATTCACTGACAAGAGCACCATTAACCTGATCATATGGCAGAGTGCTCACCACGCCTACTAAATTGTTACCCGGAAGGTTGTATTCATCTTGGGCATTCTTTGTAGGAACATCGAATGTAACAAATCCAGTATTAGCCCCGTTATTAGTCACACCGAGAATATCTCTTGTCTGAACATTTGTCTGAGACTTGCTGAATCCAGTTACACCCGGTTCGCCTTGAATCCAGAATTGTCCTGTTTGATTAACAGCAAAGGTGTATGACCCACCACGCAATAATGTAATAGTAGGATTTGTCACACCCTGTGCTTGCCCATCGACGGTGATGTTGTATCCATTGACCACATCAGTGACAATATAAGCAGACGCAGTGTATACCGTCTCAGCAGTCACATAAACACGCTCGGGACCTTCTGGCAACCAGTAATACTGATTGAAGTTGATGATCTTATCAAGATCGGTAAATGAATCCCATGAATAAAATTCGCTGTTGAACAGACGATTATTATTGTTAGTTACACCGCCTTCAAGTTTGAGTGCGTCAACAATACCGGGATAACTGATAAAATCTTGTGCAGTCCCCGTGCCTGTTTTATTGAACACAACGCCCGGATCTAATTGATAATCAGTGCGAGTCTTTGTTGGTTCTGTTACATAATTATTCTTGGCATTTATTCCATAACCCAATGTGCTACCGATATAACCTTGAATTCGTTGCAAATTAGGCTGATCAACAACTTGATCAAGTGTAGCCTGTAGAAATTGTGAATTGGAAGGTGTTCTAAAAATTTCTGGCAGAAAATTTAAAGTTCGGATTCTTGTTGCCATGTGTGTTCTCTTTTAGTATACTTATCTTATCTGTAATTCGGCGGAAGTTAAAGCAGCAATTACAACAACGTCTGATGCGATTGCGCCGTTAACAAAAATTTCATATGGTGCTGATTTAATTTCATACAGGTCGCCGAACGACATTGTAGGATCATTCGGGACTAAAACAACTGAACTAACTAATTCACCGACGTTGGCATGAAGATAAGCACTCAATTCAGAGAAGTAGAAAGTATCACCAAAGTTCCAATTGTTAATACTAAAATAAGTATTCATAGATGCTAATACGGCGCTGCGAATTTCACTGTCGCTTGCGCTTATGTTAGGTGACTTGATAACTTTTATAGTTGCTCTTAATGCCGGCGCTGCTTTGGAACCAAACAATGGTTTGAATGTGACACTGTTAAGAATAACACTGTCACTCAGCATCTTATAATCTTGAACCTTACCATATGCCTGATTTAATTCATTGATCGTAGGACGATCTGGTTCAACTATCGTATTTGTCGTATCTTGCAACCAATTAGTATACGCAGTATAGTACGCCTGAGTAACTACATACAAATCGATAATGTTAGTTGTGGCTGGATCAATTCTTGTTGTGTTATTTGAATTGTGTCTGTATTGAAACGCCAATCCTTGACGACCTGCTTTCATTGAGTATTGTGGTTGCTCTACAAGAGTATAATAAACGGTTGTGACTGAGTTGTTCTGAACTGTGATATAGAATTTATTATCAGTGTATGCGTAGAATAATTGACCAAGTGGGTATTCATACTTCACAACTTCAATCTGTGATGAGTTAGCGTATTGATAACATACCGTCGAAGAAGCGATAAGTTGAAGTCTGGATAGGTTTACCGCATCTTCAATTAAAATGAAGAAAGCGTAAATTCCAATATTAGTGTTGTCAGTTGTATACCCAGTGACTTCACTGAAAAAGTCAGGGTTCTGAATAATAGTTCTGTTGTTAATGTCGATGCTGGCAACTTCAACTTCAAAGTCGTTTACATATCCATCTGATTCCACTGTCTGACCAATGATCGACGCTTTGATATCTTTAACCATTGGGTAATTTGAACCAGGTTGGGTATTGGATGTGAGAACCATAGCAAAATCTTGTAGAATTTTACCCGATAAAGGATCATAAACCAACTTACCTGTTTCGTATGAAAATCTGGTATCCGCCACACTACCAAAGTAGTAAGCAAGTGAACGATACGACACTGAATATCTGTTGCCGCCAAGGCTCAACAAATTGACAAAATAACCAGTTGCATCATATGTCGAAACACTCCAGCGGTCTTGAGCGATAGTTAATGAATTATCAAACATCAACGAAAAACTTTGCTGAAGTTCCATACGTGTCATACATTCTTGAATAACAGTAGTAGGTAGGGAGTTATCAAACGCAGGGATAATGACTGATAGTATAGCGCGAGTCGGTATAAACCCATTCAGAGTAATAGGGCCTGTTCCATTTGTGAATGCTCCGAGACCATTGTTATATCCATCACCTATCACATTCAACACACTGGTCCAAATATAAGTAGCATCGGAAGGGCCAGCAATTCCCGAAACTAATCTATTACCCGAGTCAAAGTAATACCCTGGCGGCGCCGTGAATTTAAGCATCGCTCCTTTGGTTATATATTTCGCGTTATGTGTAGAATAAGTACCAGTTGCGATGGGTTTATTAGTAGATCCGTCAATGTTGTAAAAATAACCAGTCAGACTGTTAGCGTCAACTGTGCTGCCCTGCCAATAAACAGTACCGTCACCTGACGCAGCATTCACTGGATATCTAGTGTAGTTTTGCGTGTAGTATTGTGCGGCGCGGGCATTCGCTAAAATTGACGCAAGGGTATCAGTAAGGAAAGTGATGATATCGCCGGAACTAGTAATAGTAGTCAAAACATTGCCGTTAGTATCTGACTGATACAGAGCGCCATCTGAGGCAAATGAATTTGTGCTGGAATACTTACCAGTTGGGTCAAGCAAATCAAGATTGCGAGATACACCCACTGAACTACGATTTACTGCCTTGCTCTTAATGATAGAACTGTATAGGGTATATGGGAAGTTATTGTAATCTTCCCCGTTAACCATTCTGTTTTGTGTATAGTAACGAGTCGGAGCACGTTGCTTAATACTAGCAAGTGTTTCTCTTGCTTGAGCGTTTGAAACCGGGGTCTGTAGTTCTAAACCGAACGTTAACGTTTCTGTTCGTCCAGAGCGACTTACATACGGGATGCTGACTGTAATGCCTTGCATTTCAGTTGGATCAATAGTATATGTAAGAGCGTTACCGGCGCGCACATACGATCTGAAAGTACCAACCGGCATTTCTGAAAATACCCCATCACCAAATATATAACTAACTTGGTCGTTGAAACCAGATGCCACAGAGAATATCTTACGATTGCTTGTGTTTGATTGAAGATACGCATCAGCATATACATTCTCAACCATTGTCCATAGTTGTGGTAAACCATTCGATGCGTTTAATTGATACAACCATGTATCAGTGTTGTTGACGCCCTGAATTTCACCGATACCTATAACTTGATTTGCGATCTGTTGTTGGAAATTAAAGTCAAAGTTCTGTAACTGCCCCTGTTTGAAGTAGAAGAAGAAACCTGTGTTAGGACTGCCGTACCCTAACTTGTCATTGCGATACAACATGTTGAATCGGCTAGTGGTGCCTGGCGGAATTTCATACACATAATCTTCATCGACGCTGGTAACACTGACTAATTCAAAGTTCATTGAGTTGTTGTCGATTGTTGATGAGAATGGTATCACCGGGAAATTTGTCTGGGGAATAACTAATGAATATTCGTCTGTCTTTATACCCAAGATTTGTGCTGAGTTGCCAGGGCGGCCGACTCGCTGTGTGTTTGTCAACGCAGCATTAATGATCGTGTTGTATTGTTCTAACCAGTTAGGGTTAGAAGGGTCGTTCCAAAGAACAGTCAGGTTTGACAGGTTGTAACCATTGAGGTCTGTGATATTCTGCGAGGTTTGAATGCTTGTTACTTTCAAATACCCCTGTCCTGCTAGATTTCTCTTAGGAGTGTAACTGACAAGATTAGCAAGTTTGACAACTGAATCTCTGCGCTCTGCCGTGTCGATAAAGTTTTCACGGGTGTTCATGTCGTTTCTGAACGCAAGACCCTGACCCATGAATGCCATCACATCCATCAATGCAATAAATTCAGAACTCTCGGTGTAGTCGTTAAAAGTCTCTGGATAATAAGCACGAAGGTAATCAATGAAACTCTTTCGTAGTGTTTCATAATCATACGAACGGAAATCGGCTTCACGAAAAGTCTGATAAATCGCTTTCCAATCGTTGACCCCGAATAAAGATGATTGTCGTGAACTTGTAGCCATAAGTTTTCTCTCTAGTAGAGTATTTATGCTAAATAAAAACCGACGTTTTGGAAGTGTTACTGAATGGTCGCAGTGTTGTTTGCGCTGCTGAAAAACACGTTTAGAAATTTTGCCTGATTGAACGGGGCGACTGCCAATTCCATTTCAATAAGAATGCCGTTGTCCTGGGGGTAAGTGCTAACAGTGTTGACGATTAATCTCGGATCAAGACCTGCCACTCGTCTTATTTCAGTTTCTAATTGAATCTGAACATCTTGGGTATTAGGTTCAAACACAAAAGACCATAGGGTTGTTCCGTAGCCAGGCTGACCTACTTTCTGACCTTGAGGAATATTCAGTGCATTGAGAAAATCTTGAATTACTAATGGTTCATCCAGCATTCTGAATTTCTTACCATATATCACCGGTTGAATTACGCTGCCGGTGCCACCATCGACGCCCGGCTGCATATTAGTTGACTGGGGTTTGTTGGCGTTAATTGTCGAGAATCCGATATATGTTGGCATGATTGATATATTTATACTTTAAATACCCCAGTGGTGTTGGCTAATATAGCCTGACCTGCCGCAGAGGCTTTAGATAAATCAGCAGAAGCAGCATCAAGTTTTTGCTTGGATTCATCCAGAAGATCATTATATTTTTTAATTTCTGCGTTGCCCAATGCTTTAAGGCGTGCAATTTCAGGATCGCCCTCTGGCAAATTATTCTTTGCTTCGTTATATTTTGCGATGGCTTCATCCGTAATCTTTCGTTGTGCTGCTTTACTAGCGGCCAAATCCTCTGCTAATTTTTGATAATCTTTTAATTTAGTCATAGCAGCCTTAGCAGCATCACCGAGACTTTCGCCGGAAGCAGGGGCAGGTATCTTACTGTTGCCAAACACTGATGTTATTTGTGCTTTCAATTCACCAGTGTCGAAGGTGCCCTTTGCTACAGTGGGAAGTTTAACTTGCACTGCTCCACCAGAACTCAGAGCAGCAATTGCTGAATTTAATTCGGTTGCGGCACTTGCAGGCAACCCGGTGGTTGCTAATGCTGATAAACTTGCCCCTCCCGCTTTAAGCGCGTCAACACCCTTTCCAGCCAGCGACCCTAGTGCCCCTGCTGCTCCGGTAACTGACCCTATTAAACCTGATACAGAACTTGCCCCTGATAAAGCATTAATTGCACCTTTGGTGTTGTCAACAACCGATGCTATAGCAGACATTCCGCCCGGCAACGCCCCCACCCCGCTGGCTACGGTTGATGCTACGCTCTTAACTGTATCAACTAATTGTGTTACTGATATATCTGCCATATTAACCTTTAACAATTGTCTTGACAGTTGCAATAGCATCAGAAGCGGCTGCCCCTGCGCTTGCGACTGCTGTTGAGGCAGCGCCCACTATAGTGGTGCCGCTGCCAATTGCTGCGGTGGCTGCACCAAATGCTCCTTTGGCAGCGACCATACTTGTTACTGCACCCGCAACGTCAACCGCCCCTTGTGTACCCGGGACGGCGTTAGCTACTGCCGTTTCAACAGCCGTGGTCTTTGCGGCAATTGCTGTCAAGTCCTGAGGTATCCCGGGCGTCATCGCCTTGAATGATTTAGTAATTGCCGAGAACGCACTTGCTGCAACCCCTTTAGCACTATCTACAAGACCTGCTATCCCTGCTACAGAACTCTTTACTGCCCCGGCGAGACTACTTAAACCACCCGTTACACTAGCAGCAAGATTTCCTGCAAAGTTACCAGACGAGAGTGCATTTGCAGCAGAACCCAATGCCCCGGTGACCGCCCCTACTGCACCGGACACAGCACTGGTTATTGCTGATCCAACAGCACCGGCAGCATTTTTAATAGCATCTATTGCTCCGGACGGGCCGGCGACATATGCCGCCATTACAGGGCCGGCAATCGCATTTCCGGCTTCTTTTCCAGTTATTACCCCTGCCGTTGTCAGGGCGGTTTGTGCCTGTTGGAGACCTGTTACCACACCTGCTGCTTGCGCCGGTACATTATTAACTAGCGCACCCAAGTTCTCTTTACCTGATGCTCCAGTGAATAGATTAGGGGTTAACAGTTTATTAACATCAGACGTAGCCTTTGTTATACTGTTGATCAATGCATCTGCTCCCGGCTTTAATGTTCCATCTGCTACTAATTTAGAGGCGTCTGCTGCCATTGCCCCAACAGCAATACTGCAACTGGTGCCGGTGTCAACGATTCCTGCCCCGAGTTTAACAGCGGCTGCTGCTGGTCCCGTTGCTGCTATAGTAGACACCTGAGTAACCATTGCTGCTGTAGTAGATGAATCAATTGCTTTACTTACCGCACCTGTCGCCGGGGCTGTAGCTGCCACTGCGGTTTTAACTGGATTATC